ACCTGCAAAAATTATATTGTTGATCCGGACCGTTTTGCGATCCAAAACGTGAAGATTTTCTATTTGCCGCGAAAGTGACAACGCGCGCTGTCTCAAATCTCCCATTGGCACACCGCGACGGCACGCCAACGTTTTGTAATATTCATGATTTCCTATGACATAAATTACATGCTGAAATCTTTCGCACACCTTGGACAAAAAATCTTTCAGTTGGGATATATCATAAAGAGATCCTATATCCCCTGCCAAAACCAAGATTGGGCTCACTGGCCGGATTATTGAAAATGGATCCTGGATGCCATTTTGTTCCAAATGAATATCAGAGGCTATTTGAAAATGTGTTGTCATACTGCGAAAGATGATGGTGACTCTCTCGCCCGCCGCAACCGGAAACCAATTTTGTTTTCACATTTCCAAATGTAAAAACTTCCTCCGGGTCGTCGACCGTGCGTTTATGCAACGTAACTCTTCAATGTTTGCTGGATGGAAGCTGGAATGATAGCCACAATTTCAATAAGCGGTTCCGATCCCACGGCGACCTGCTGGGACTCGCCCGAAACCATAACGGCATCATCCGTGTCTGCCGGAGTGGCTGTCGGGGTGTTTGACGTGGAATTCGGGAACCACTGGGTCGTTGCGGTTGCTGCGTATGGGGCGCCCGAGGCATCATCGGGACCACGCAGAGGGCTATTTGCTTTGCGGTAACGGAAAACGACCTTCGCGGTTCTCCTCGCATTGGCCATATCTCTCAAATTCCGCGGGACAACAACCTCCATGGCATTCGAAAAGAAGCTTCCAGCTGTAAACGGGAGAACATTGCCGCCGTTGACTGTGGTGGGCATGTAAGCCGTATTCAGAGCCATATTACCCTGGGCTGGTCCATCTTGGCCAGCCGTGTTGGCGAAAAATTCAGGAGCATAACGCACCTGGTAGGTGTTTCCAGCCAGAGTCAATGCGCCACATGACCCCGTCAAAGCCAAACGTGCAAGATCGTCCGGAAGGGTAACGCCCTCGAGCGTCTGGGCTGCAGGCACCGTATTCGAGGAACCATAATTGGCGTCGGTAGTGTCAGCTCCAGAGCCAGAGTTGGTGCCGGGACCATTGTCAAGAACCACTTCCATGACCGCAATGTCGCCGTCCAAAACATGCTGGCACCACGAACCATCCCGCGTGAAATTATTGCTCACCCGGCCGACGCCCGTTGCATTTCCCTGGGCCGTCGTGCCGAAAACCATTCCAATCAGCTGCGCCGCGGAAGCGAAATTGGATGTCATTCCAAGAGCCGGAAGAGTAGGCGCCAATGGTGCCGTTTGGCCGGTTGACGTCGTCAGCTCGTTTCCCGTTTGGGCATAAGTGGTGCGTTGCTCCGATGCAGGGAGCTGGAGGCTGCCGAACGCGACACCGTCGCAACCGACCGGCGGCACACTCTGCGCCTGTGCCACGCCGTTTACGGTCCCCGCGCCTTTGGTGATACGAGTGGCCGAAATTGTTCCCAAATTGCAATCGCGATTGTTCATGCGCATGTGAAAGCTATTCGGGGTGACCATATTGGGTGTAGCGTCCACCGTGGACGCAACCGTAACAAAATCGCTTCCAGCAGCAGGCTGCGGCCCGGCATACCCGAGAATATTGCGGGAGCCAGACTGGGCATTGGCGACCGCGGCAGCGACCGATTCGGGTCCAACCGAGGATCCTGCCGTTTTTATCGAAAATTCCATTCCTGATGTTGACATTATTCTTTATTTAACGACAAGGTTTTTTTTTGACAAGGTTATGTAACTCGCCGTCATTGACGGTAATTCAAGCAACGTCGGCAATGCAATGTGTGCAATGCATGCGATGTACTTGTGTTAAACAATATAACCCCACCAAAAAAAAATACACGATACATTGCGATGAACGAGCCTCCAAGTAATACAATTAGGGTGAAGGAACTAAATTTGGACATCATACCACCATGCACAGCACGAGCCCATGAGCCTGAATATGGGGGCAGCAAAATCGTTGTTGTGGGAAAACCGGGAACCGGGAAATCCACTTTGATCGCCAGTTTGCTTTATGCAAAAAAACATATCATTCCATGTGGTTTGGTGATGTCAGGATCGGAAGATTCCAATGGGTTTTACTCCAAAATTTTCCCCAAGAGTTTCGTGTTTCACCAATACGACGAAGACCAACTTAAAAAATTTGTGAAGCGACAAAAGATTGCCAAACGACATTTGCCCAACCCCTGGGCCGTGGTACTCTGTGATGATTGCACTGATTCAAACAAAATTTTCAATTCCAAAATCCAACAGGGTTTGTTCAAAAGGGGACGACACTGGAAAATGTTGTATATCTTGTCGTTGCAGTATGCAATGGATGTAAATCCTTCCATTAGAACAAATGTAGATGGCGTATTTATTCTCCGGGAACCCATCTTGAAAAACCGGAAATCCCTTTTTGAAAATTATGCGTCTGTGATAGGCGACTTCAATGTGTTTTGCCAGTTGATGGACCAGCTAACGAATGATTACTGTTGCCTTTACATTCACCAAGCTGCCCACAGCAACGATTGGCGAGAGTGCGTTTTTTATTACAAGGCGGACTTAGTCCCTAAAAATTTCAAATTCGGATGCAAAGATTTCTGGAAGTTCCACCACAAAAGATTCAACCCCCATTTCGTTCGCGACATGGAATTTTGACGTCCTTACGTCCTTACGTCCTTACGTCCTTACGTCCTTACGTCCTTACGTCCTTACGTCACCGTGCGAGCCATCCATTATATAATTT